TTGATTGTTTGTATAGTAATAACATTTATATTTCAATGACGGTAATTCTGGTATTTTAAATGCTGAATTGTTGTCGCTTCCATAAAAATATGTATAAAATGATAGGTTATAACAAATCATATTTTATAATATATGAATATAAATAATTATTATTATTTATACTATTATTTATTCAAATAAAAAATATGTTCAACATTATACCCTGTATCAGTATTAAGTGTTATTAATTCATATTTTATATTATACATTTTAAATATATTTATTAATTCATTTTTATCAAAAGATATATCTGGAACATCAACACCGTGTCTTAAATTATGTGCGATTTCTTTTGTTTCATCACTAAATTCCGTAAATAAAACCAAACACATTTTTTGTGTAAACGATTTACAAGCATTTGTTAAAATTAGTTTCCATTGATAATTATGTTCTAAAACGTGTCTCATAAATATACCATCAACATTAGAATTATAAATCGTTAGATCTGTTTTAATGTCAGCAAATGGAGTTGTACTGCCATCTATGCCTATGTATTTATTTAAATTATTATTATTAATAAAAAAAACTTTAAATCCACCAGTTCCACAACCCCAATCTTCAATTTTATCACAAGATTGTAAAAAATTGTATCCTTTCTCATAAGTTTCAGTATTTCCATATCTAAATGTTCCTAAATCATTAGAGGTTAAATCTTTATACCATTCATTCCATTTATCTGCCATTTATAATATATATATATATTATTTTTTACAACCTTTTAACGCAGATTTAGAGCAACGCGTATTTTAAATGCGTAAAAAAAATGAAAGGAAACTTCAAGGTTTGCCTATTTCAAGGCATGTAAATTTTGATTTTGGGAATTCTTCTAAAAACCCTGATGAGTTATTGCTTCTTGATAAATAATTTGGTCTTTCTTTATTAAAATATGTATATGAACACACGAATGATAATAGTATTGATATTGGACTCGTGGAAAAAATGAAGGTTATCAACATTGAATGTAAATATAAGAAATCAAAATATGAAAATCTTAGATTCGAATATGAAATCGATTATTACCCTCTATAGGTATTTATCTGGATGGTAATTATATTCAAAACATCTACGATGGAAATCAATCTGGCCTACATGGTCTGTCTTCACATCACCTTCTTCAACACCCACCATAGGACATATCAAGCCGCGATTTCCATATTTAGTAAATTGCCAATCCGTGCAGAATGGTTGGTCTGGTGTTTGACTAATTGCATATTCCGGTGTATATCTTGCAATGAGTGTTTTCGCATGAGCTTTTGACATGAAATACATGTGTGCGCCCCATAAATCCACTGGATATCCTTGAATTTTAAAATCATCATCTCTGTGCAAAACCGGAAAATATCCGTCTTCTGCAACTTCGCAAGGCCATAAATAGCTCAATAATAAAATATCCAATTGCGTTTTATCATATAGATCTATTATTTTTGGGATTTGGGATTTTAATGTGCGTGAAAGTAAAACATCGTCTTCACATATAATGCAATAATCATATGTTGTATTTTCGGCAAAATGTTTCATGCAATCCACATGTTGGAAAAAAATAGACCAATTACGTTTCTCGAAATCGGATATTGGTTGATCCACTATTCGCGGATCTTGTGTAGATACTGGCTCGACAAAATGTGCATCCATACCAATCGATTTAACACGTTGTGTCATTTTTTCGCGACGAGCATCGTCTTTATAATTTACCACATAAATAGCGCACGACTTTTCCATAGTATTTGTAAAATATAATAATGTTATATGTTTGTCTTTATTATATTTTATTTATAAGTGTTTACTTTATAAAATATTGAATAATTGAACAATATATAATATAAATATAAGAGATGATTCTCATTTTACTATATAATATTATCAAAATAAACAACGCGTAATACTACCATATCCTTCGCATAATTTATGAAACATATCTGGATGGTCTATAAATATATGTGTCAAAATAACCTGATCTGTCCATATATTATTTTTATCGTGTCGTTTGTTATTTGTATGTACAATATTATTAAAATATTCCTTATATAATTCGACAATTTGTGGTAAAATATCCTTATGTAGAAGATAAGTTCCACTGATATGATGATAATGTTTGTGAATAGTGGCTTCTTCCAACTCATATGAAGAAGAATATATAAACTTATTTTTCGGTAAACTTACCAATTTTGTAATATCTGGAAATGGATAATCTGGTGGTTTCTCATCTCTATATGTACATATACCTGCATCAATCCAATGAAACCACTCACTATTGAATGGGTTTATTTTATATGCTTTTTCAACCATAAATATTTTTTCATTCCATATAAGATTTAATTCAACGCTGGGACAATGTATTGGATCAGTATCCATATGATGTTTGTATCCATATGTATAAAACTCCTCTATTGGATATTCAATATAATATGTTGGTAAATCCATTCTATATTTTTTGATCATTTCAATACCTTCTTTATTCGAAAAAAATACATACGGACAATTAATAGATAATGTATTATTGAACCAGTCTTCATATGAATTATTATGCTTATTGTGAACTTTATAAAAACAGGAAACACATGTGAGCATATCGTATTAATGACTCTTGAAGATTTAATATTTAACTTTTTAAGTTGTTTCATATATTGTATGATTTCAAACAACTTGACATACTATTATTTATACATAGTTGTTTACGAATTCCCCATTTTCGGAAAATACCCATATTTCTCTTTTAACTACTATTTTCCTTTTTAGTTCAGCTATCTCTGATCCCATTTTATAATTATATAGTATTATTTTTATATAATTTAACGAATAAATTATATAATTTTATTATGCAGTGAAAAAATATTTATTTTAAATACCGGCTAGTTTGAGACCTCCAGCGAGCCCTGTGCCAATCGCGAAACTTGCGCCTCCTCTCGCACCCGAACCCATAGATGGTATGAAAACATCCAATACGCTAAATGTAGCGGCAGCAGTCAAAGCGATGATAATGACTTCTTCGACGTTGAGAGACTTTTTAGGAATAGCATAAGCAGCTAAAGCTACAATGATACCTTCAACAATATATTTAATAGCTCTTTTAATAAGCTCTGAAAAATCAAATGAACTCATGATTATAATATATTATATGAAAATAAAAAAAATATTAATATGTTTAAATTACTTAAATAACATCTTTCTAAATGTATATATAATGTCTGGATTTGAGAGAAAAATTTTAGAGAATGGTCAAATAAATCCTAAATATATTGATTTGTGCGACGAAGATCCTCCCATTGCTGGTCAAAAATTCGCATGTTTGTCGTTCATTTCACCTGAAAAAATATTGAAGAAACGCGAAACATTTATGTTTGACGAATTCCTAAAACAATGGGATTTCAAGAAATCGATGGATAAATTTTTCGATTTCATTCATTTTATTTCATACAAACATGGTTTAGATGTGGAAACGATCATTGCAGATTATACAGAGTTTATTACAGAAGAAGGTGCTAAATTGAAAGAGCAAGGTGTAGAAGACGATTTCAAGAATTTTTTGGATAAAAACGAAGAGACTCTAACACAGAAATTCCAAAAAGCGAATGAATTCCAAACTTCGGTTCGCGGATTGAAAATCCGAGGTGTTTTTCCAACACAAGAAGAAGCTGAAATGAAATGCAAAAAAATTCGCGAATTAGATCCAAATCATGACATTTTAGTAGGTCCAATTGGCATTTGGCTACCTTGGGATCCTGATGCATACAAAACAGGTCGTGTTGAATTTATGGAAGATGAATTAAATCAACTTCATAATGAAAAGATCAAAAATGAAGCTAAAGCAAAGGAAGAATTCGAACGTAGAGTCAAAGAAACAAAAAGAAAAGCGATTGAAGAAAATATTAAATTGGCTCAAAAGAGCGGAAATAAATTAACACAAACCATAGATGAACAGGGTAATTTGATTGGTGTGAAAGAAACAGTTGATTTCGAAAGCAGAGAAGCTGCAACAGAAGAAGAAACCAAAGCATATAATGAGAAGGTTTTGGAATATAATCAACAAAGGGCATCCATGTCAGGAGAAACTGACGGAATTGTTATTACGGAAGAGTAGATAGTATTTTTTTTATATTTTTTGAGTATATATATTTGATCATTTCAAATATATAGTTTGAGATTTTCATATTTTTATATTTTTATACTTTTCATTTGGTTTATTTTATTATTTTTTTTATTTCATCACTATATAAACTGATAGGTGATTTATGAGTCATTTTTTTAGATGCTACTATATTTTTCTTCTTATTTAACTCGTTCATTAATTTGTTTACATATTCAATATTTTTTACTATTTGTGCTACATTACATTTTTCATCTATCTTTGGAATATTGTCAATATCATATTTTGGATGCTCAGTAATAAATGTAAATAATAAGTCGCTGTATTTCTTTTGTTGAATATTACATGTATCTTCTAATTTCTCTAAAATAGATTTCATTTTTTCTATTTTTGTATTAATGGTTTCCAACGTTTCACCTGCTTTCATTTCATCTATTGCTATGGGTTTTGGTAGATTTATTTCGTTTGATACGCTTACTATTCTGTTCTTCAAAGCATTGAATGTATCTGTTTTAGTTTTTATTACATTTTCTTTTTTTTGCAAATTTGATAAATATAGTTTTATTGTTATTAATGAGTTTTTCAAATTTTCAAACGTAGATGTATTTAAAGTATCCAAATTATAATCAGGTTGTCTTTGTTGTATTTGATCTAAAACTAATTTATATTCATTATTCAATTCATTCATTTTTAATAATTCAATATTAATATTTACATACAATTCATGTAATTCTTTATTTATTTCTTTAAATTTATGAATTTCATTTTCTTTCGGAATTCCAGGTTTTATTTTTTCGTTAAACGTTTTTTCAAAATCGGTTTTATAGAATAGACTTTGTATTAATGTTGTTATTTCTATTATCAATGCTTTACGTTCAGCTGTTAATTCGTCATATGTTTTTTTATCTTCATAAATTGCATGTTTAAGTTCATCTTGCTTTGTTTTTAGCACAAGTAATCCCTTTTCTGAAAAATCTAAAACTATTTTTGGAATTGTTTTTCCGTATTTTTTTGCCTCTGCAGTAAGAACATTTATTGTTTCAATCGCTTCCTTTATTTCTTCAATATCATTTTCTATTTCGTTATATGGATACTTTCCGTTTTTACCATTTATTTTTTTTAATATTAAATGTGTGTTTTTTACTCCAAGTTCTTTTAATTTGATTAATTCGTCCACAATTTCTGCAAGTTTGTTTATATCCAAATTGAGAGTAGCAATTTCTCCTTGAATAGTAATCGTTTTATTAGGTATATTTGTTTTGATATGAATTGCTTCTTCTAATTTTTCATCTATTTTTGTTTGAATATTATCCAATTCCCTTTTTATATCTTGCATATGTAATACCATTTTTCCATCATTTGTTATATCTGTATTATATGTTATATCTAAAATATTATATTCCTTTTTTAATTCATATATGATGTTCATAATTTTATCTACATTGGATTTAATTCTTGAATTACGTTTCATTGTTTTATTTAAAGAAGGAAATATTTTGAACGCATTCAAACGACGTGTTTGGTTAGCAGAAACTGGTGATATTTTTGACAAATTTTTATTTGATTGAAGCATTGGATTTGGAACAATAATACTATACTCTGGGTTATTGCGTATGAAACTTGGTTTTTTGACTGGGGCATTTGCAATTTGCGGTATTTTTGCTATTAACGCATCATGACCAGGACTTACACCAGGGAAACGTCTGAATGCTTTACGTTTTTTAGTGAAAATTTGTGTAAGACCTTTCTGGTTTTTAAAAAAATTTAACCTCTTTTTTGTATTTTGATTCACTGGCGAAGTTTTTTTTTCTCCTTTTTCAGATTTATATTTTAAAGGATTAAATAATTCAATTTTTGGTGAAATGGATTTTGAACTCATAATATATTATATTATCATATATTATTTTGAATAATGAATAAAGATAAAATATATACTAAAACTAAAGTATTACAACATTTTGCCTACCATTTTCCATTCTTTACTGTAATTTGTTGTCCTGTAGTCTTCTTTTTCGATTTACTTGGATCATATAGTTCATCTTTATCATATAAATCTATTCCTATGGATACTTCCCATAACTCTTTTGAACCTAATTTGAAATCAGCACGACTTTCAGATTTATACCAAAGGATTTGACCATTCAATTTATTCGTCTTGCATTGTTATTATTACTAAACATTCGAATTTTCATATTTTTTTGAACTATTATCCAAATACCTATAATATTTGTATATCTGTTTTTCATCAAACTTTTATATACAATGTATACTCTTTATTGAACAATCGACCCATTTTGTCGATTGTTCAAGTAAATAGTTAAATTACCATTTTCCCTTCTTTACTGTAATTTGCTGCCCCGTAGTTTTCTTTTTCGATTTACTTGGATCATATGCTTCATCTTCATCATCTGAACCCATTCCTTTCGATATTTCCCAAAATTCTTTTGAACCTAATTTGAAATCAGGACGACCTTCTGCTTTATACCAAAAGATCTGATCATTCAATTTGTTCGACTTTGCATTGTTATTTATTACCAAACACTCGTAATTTTCGGTTGTTTGATCCATTACTGAATTGAACGATTCTAATGTGGGAAACATAGAAGCATAATTCTCCCATATTCTTTTACGATTTGTCATATAAGGTTCTCGCAATATAAACACATAATCAATATTTGTTCGCAAATTCGGTGGTATACCAAGTGGATACTGCATTGTTATGATCAACATGATCTTCCAATGTCTCCCATTCATAAAAAGAAGTCTCATCAGTTTATCACGCGTCCATGATTGGTCATATAAACAATCATCTAAAATAACAAATGCACGTGGATCGATTGTGGTTCTCTTATATTGTTCCAATTCTTTATTCACTTGTTTGAGAACCACTTTTTGTCGTCGTAATATATTTTCAATTAAAACAGTGTTATATTCCTCATGTATGAATAATTTAGGGACATGTGATGCATAAAACCCATTACCTGCTTCTGTTCCTGAAATAACAGTACCTATAGGAATATCTTGATGGTGAAACAATAAATCTCTTACCAAATATGATTTACCAGTATCACGACGTCCAATCATTACGATGACAGGTCCTTTATTTTCATCTGGTTTGAATGTAATTGTGCGCATATCAAATTTCTTTAATTCTAAAGTCATTTGATTATGATTATATATATTTTGTGTGTATTTTTACAATAAACGGTTCAACGCAAACAATTGTCGTTAAAATAACTTGAATATAATATTCTTTTGAAATATACAATGACTAAATTTGATATTCATTATAGAAAAATTAAAAAGATTGTTCTCGAAGATTTAGAGAAAATGCATAAAGAGTCAGAATCTACGGGATCAAGTATATATCATCCATTTCATATTTCAAAATTACAATGTTATAACCCTATTTATAAGCTATTTTTCGAAATGAATGAATCAAATTATGATACAATTGCATTGAATCATAAATATCATATGTATGATTTGAAACATGTTATCTCTATGGATGAAAAAGACAATGAAAATAATTCACCATCTCAAAAGAAACGCGAAATATTTATAAAATTTTCTCCATTACTGGACCCTATACGATTTTTAATTGGAAAATATAAAGAAAAGAAAGAAGTTCTTACTCTTCTTCCATCTTATAATAATACATGCAATGTAAAACTTGCGAATACAAACAATGCATCTTATATTGATAATTTTTTCTGTTATTTATCAAGTCAATTGTTGAATCATCATGCCTTTCCAAATGCGATTGATTATTATGGTTCATTCTTGGGAATTCAGGAAAAATACAAATTCAATGCTGCAGATGATATTGATTATTTGGTGCAGTCTGAATATTTTACACAAAATAGAGGTAAAATATACGAAATAGAAGAATCAGAAAATCCATTTGCTAATTTTGGTTCTCGAAATAATAAAAATAAATTGCTCATTCACAATGATTCAAATATATCGATCATTTCATTAGAAGAGGTAATTTCATTAGATGTTGATAATGTATTAGAAAATATAAACGATATCACAAATATTACCGATGTTAATGAAGTGAATGAGACAACAATGTGCATTTATGAAAAAATAGATGATCATTCTGATGCATCATCAGTAAATACTTCAAACAATAGTGAATGTAATTATTCAGATGATGAAAAAATAACCCATGATGAAGGTATTCATTCTGAAAATGCTACTGAAGATTCTGCTGACGGTGAAGAAGAAGATTCTGCTGATGGTGAAGAAGATTCTGCTGATGATGAAGAAGAAGATTCTGCTGATGATGAAGAAGATTCTGCTGATGATGAAGAAGAAGATTCTGCTGATGGTGAAGAAGATTCTGCTGATGGTGAAGAAGAACCCAAAATAAATGCATTCATATATGATTTCCCTATGCAAATGATATGCCTCGAAAAATGCACTGGTACATTGGATGATTTATTTGTGCTAAAACAACTCGATTTAGATACAGTCGCAAGCGCTTTATTTCAAATTATAATGACGTTATTACTCTATCAGAAAGCATTTCATTTCACACATAATGATCTACATACAAATAATGTCATGTATATTGAAACAGATCAAGAATTTCTTATATACAAATATGGCGGTGTTTATTATAAGGTTCCTACATATGGAAAAATATTTAAAATTATTGACTATGGAAGAGCCATTTATAAATTTAAAGGAAAAACTTTTTGCAGCGATAGTTTTGCTCCTGGAGGTGATGCACACACCCAGTATAATTTTGAACCATATTTTAATGAGAAAAAGGCACGATTAGATCCAAATTATAGTTTTGATTTGTGCCGTTTGGGTTGTTCTATATATGATTTTATATTAGATATTGAAGATGAACAGCAAAAAGATTTTGAACCAGATGAATTGCAGAGAACAATTATTCGATGGATTAGTGATGATAATGGAAAAAATGTATTATATATGAAAAATGGTGATGAACGATATGAGAATTTCAAATTATATAAAATGATTGCAAGAACTGTTCATGCACATACACCTGAAGCGCAATTATCTGATCCATTTTTTAATCAATTTAAAATTGATGAAAAATTAAGTAATATAACACCAATAGATATTGATGCTATTCCATGTTATTGCTAATTTTTTTCTTTTTTATTTTTTTATTTTTTTATTTTTTTATTTTTTTGAACGGGTTTTTTTAGATCCACCACGTTTTGAACGTGTTTTTGCCTTTGATTCAGAATCTTCGCGACCTTCTAACTTGAATGGTTGTTCTTTCAATGTTTTAGAATGCGATGATTTTCTTGGAACATATTTTTTCATGGATGTGTTTTTGATTTTTCGTTTAACATCACCAGATGGCTTTCCGATGGTCATTCTCGCGAAACTTTTCTCTATATTTGTTATAAATGAGCTTAGCGGCTTGTTTTTGTTTAATTTGAGAGACATTATATATTATATATTATAACTATATAAGAATATATAATATATTATCAAAATCCGGGTGTATCTGTAAATATTTGAGTAGCTTCCATATTTAATGTTTTATTTTCTGTTACAATATTGAAAAAATCACTAAATGATCCTTTCATATAGAAAAATCCATACGCTGCACCTAATGCTGAACCAAATACAATTACTGAATCTCTTACTATATATTTGAGAGGTTTGAATTCTTTTTCTAAATATTTCATTTCCGCTAATTTTATTAAAACATACAAAATAGTTGTAAAAATCGCAAAAAGGAATAAACTTTCCATATAATATTATTCTGGGCATATTTTATTGATAAAACATACGAATGAGTTATCAATAATAAATATTTTTTATCGATGTTGAAAATAGTACAATAGTTCCGATTTTGGAGAACCAACCATTTTTGAAAAATCATCAAAAATGGTTAACCTTTTTTGTTGATTTTTCAAAAATGGTAAGTTGGAAGAAAAAAGAGGCCATTTTAAAAAACCTAAAATATTTTTGAAAATAAAATTTGTATGTTTTTTTTTTCAAAAATTTCAAAGGTTTTTATTTTTAAAGAATATTTTTAGAGAACCAACCATTTTTGAAAAATCAACAAAATTGGTTAACCTTTTTTGTTGATTTTTCAAAAAAGGTAAGTTGGAAGAAAAAAAGAGGCCATTTTAAAAAACCTAAAATATTTTTGAAAATAAATTGTTGTATGTTTTTTTTTCAAAAATTTCAAAGGTTTTTATTTTCAGAGAATTTTTTTACAGAACCAACCATTTTTGAAAAATCAACAAAAAAGGTTAACCTTTTTTGTTGATTTTTCAAAAAAGGTAAGTTGGAAGAAAAAAGAGGCCATTTTACACCTTTTAACATTTCAAACACCAACCTAAATAAACGCAATGGAAGACCCAATGCTAATTAAAAAATGAAAAATGCAATGGTAAACTAAATGCTCATGGGAACACCATTTTTTTTTTGAATTGATATTGCTATAATAAAACATAATTGACGATATGAATAATATCAATAAAAACACGAGTTTTATTTTGTAATGAATCTCTTTTATAAGTAAAATGAAAATAGGAAAAAATATGTATAAAATTTTAGCGAGAATTCCATCATAAAAATGAATTAAAGAATTCTCTTTTGGATTTGACCAAAATAAAAATGATAAAAAAATATTTGTTACTAATAACAATGCTAATATATATTCCCAAATTGTTTTGTTTTTATTGTATAAAAAAATAATGATTGGAAACAATAAAAATAAAGTTGTTATAGATAAATCATTCATGAAATATATATTATTTATATACTTTATATTGAGGTTTTTTACACCTTTGCACCTTTTACACCTTTTTATATTTCAAACGCTGAGTTTTATATAATATCAATTATACAAAACTCACTTATATTTTCTTTATTTTTCTCGTTTTTATTTTTGGAACATATTTATTTTTCTGGTCTGTCATAAGAACCCTTAAATATATTTTCATACTTTTTTTGGTATTTCACTAATAACTTTATGTATATTTTCCTTCAAATTCCCATACTTTACACCTTCAAATTTTTGTAATCTGGATTTTAACATAGTAAAATGATTTTCTATAGAATTTGTGAAATGTTGGTAAGGGCAGCATACAAAATATTATTATATTTAACCATTTTTGTTGATTTTTCAAAAATA